TGGAGACCTATGGCTTCAGCAATCAATCCGGTAGATCAAATCCTGCCGTCCGTGATCGGGTGGCTGCTGTTCAGGCTGTGTTGGAAAATGGGAAAGGACAAGTAAGGCTGCAGGTTGCAAAGAACTGTAAGCGCACGATTGAATGCTTAGAGCTGCAAAGCTACACAGAAAAAGGCGACCCTGATAAAGATGCAGGATACGACCACATGAATGACGCGTTGGGTTATGCGATCTGGCGGTTGTTCAACCCACTGCACGCAAGATCGGGTCGTGGCACCGGCATTAGGTTGTACTAGACAAACCGCAGCATATTTGTTACCTTAAGCGTGTTCTATTCTTTCAAACATGCTTACCGGCACTGAGCTTCTCGAAAAGGTCCGTCAGCTTAAAGACCATGGCAAGTCTGACATTGTTCGGGCTTGTGGTTATTTTTCTCAAAAGCAAGACGGTAGCGAGCGTTTAAACTTCACTGCTTTCTATGAAGCATTGTTAGACGCTAAGGGCGTTGAGCTTGGTCAAGCTAAATCGCCTGGTCGCAGCCTTACCTACAAAGCAAAGCTGCACTCTGACGGCAAGGTGATTATCGGCAGTGCTTACATCAAAAAGATGAAGCTTGACCCCGATACCGTTTTTGATATTGAGGTTGGTCGCACTAAAGTGATCCTTACGGCTAAGTCTGCGCTTGCTGCTACTGCAGAGGTCTAAACTGTTGCCATAGGCTTGTGAGATTGCGCCGTGTATTCCGGTTTTAACTTCTATGACCGCCAACGCGCGGCAAAGGTCTCACAAGTCAACGATCCAAATGCAGCATGGGTAAATCAAGAGCCGCATTGGATTCTGATTGAAGATTTGCAAGGCGGTAGCTATGAGATGCGCCGGAAGCATCGGCGTTATCTGCCGCAAGAACCACGTGAGCTAGACGAAGCTTACGACAATCGTCTAGCACGTTCTACTTGTCCGCCTTATTTTGTGCGGCTTGAACGAATGCTTGCAGGTATGTTGACTCGCAAACCTGTAAGGCTAAATGATGTCTCAGACACCATCCGTGAGCAGTTGTTTGATGTAGACCTGCAAGGCAACGATCTTAACGTTTGGTGTTATGAAACAGCTCGTCGCTGCATACGTTATGGCCATGTGGGTGTGTTGGTCGATGCTCCTGCTGCTGGGAGCAACGGCAGACCGTATTGGGTAACTTACACGCCGCGTGAAATTTTAGGCTGGCGCACTGAACTTGTTGATGGTGCTCAAAAGCTTATACAACTTCGTTTGCTTGAAAAGGTTATTCAGCCTGATGGTGAATATGGCGAAAAAGAAGTTGAGCAGGTGCGAGTGCTGACGCCTGGTGGTTTTGAGATTCACCAGCGCGACACTAAAGGCGAACTAAAAAAGATTGAAGAAGGCACAACAAGCCTTGACTATATTCCGTTCACCGTTGCTTACAGCAATCGCGTCAACGTGATGGAATCACGCCCGCCGATGGAAGATATTGCGGAGCTGAATCTTAAGGCTTATCAGGTTCAATCTGACCTTGATAATCAGCTGCATATTTCAGCTGTCCCAATGCTTGCGTTTTATGGTTTCCCATCTGCTGCTGAAGAGGTTAGCGCCGGTCCTGGTGAAGCTATTGCTTTCCCTGCTGATGGCCGTGCTGAATATATTGAGCCAGGCGGAAAAAGCTATGACGCCCAATTTAAGCGACTGGAGCAAATTGCAAGACAGATCAATGAGCTTGGATTGTCGGCTGTCTTAGGCCAAAAGCTAAGCGCTGAAACTGCAGAGGCTAAGCGTATTGATCGCAGTCAAGGTGATTCAACCATGATGGTGATCGCTCAGAATATGCAGGACATGATTGACAATTGTCTGCAATATCATGCCGATTATTTGCAAGAGTCTCAGGTTGGCAGCAGCTTTGTTAATCGCGATTTCTTGGGCGCTCGCCTTGAGCCTCAAGAAATTCAATCATTGCTGCAGCTTTACACAGCAGGCACCATCACTCAGGAGACATTGTTAAATCAGCTTGCCGAAGGCGAAGTGCTAGGCGATGATTTTGAAGTTGAAGCCGAACTTGAGGCAACTCAAAACGGCGGCTTAATCGAGATGCAGCAGCCTGAGCCTGAAGCATCTTCGTCTATGCCTGAGGTTTCAGCTGAACCTGAGCAAGAGGATGAAATCCCGGCATGATGAAATGGTTGCGGAGACTGCTCAAGATGGATCACGGGATTGAGCGTCAGCGCATGTTGTACGTTAGCAAGCGTGAGTTGCCTGAAGATACGTTTGCTGTTGTAAGGCTGTCTTGGTTTAGTGAATACGGCATCGAATCAATCGATGAGATCAAGCTGATTTACGAAGATCAGGATGAAGAGGATATGATTCCTGAGTTTTCAATGATTGTTGCTCAAGCACTAAAGGGTGGCGCTGACGTTTCTATTTTGACAGATATTGAGCCGGAGCTTTTAGGCTTCTTTGATGAATGACAACACCGGCAAGCCTATATCGAAACGCGATTGATCTTAATCGCTATAGCAACAGTGTTGCACGGCGGATCATCAATGCTTATAACGATATTATTTTGGATAGCGTTGCTCAGCTTCGTGCAATTGAAGATCTTGACGATTCATTCAAAGCGGCAAGGCTAAGGTCAATTCTTGCGCAGCTAAAAGAGTCGCTGGACACTTGGGCTGGCGATTCAACAGGGATTATGGTGCCCGAGTTGCAAGGCTTGGCTGAGCTGCAATCTGAATTTGTAGAAGAGCAGCTTCGCAAAGTTTTACCTGCTGGAAGTCGCAGCCTTGTCAATACGGTGGAGATTTCGCCGCAGTTTGCTCAAGCTGTTGTCACGACAGATCCTACGCAGATCAATGTTGTTGCATTGTCCGATGACCTTGTTGCTGCTGTGCAGGGTGCGCCGCAAACATTTAGCTTGACGGCAGCACAAGGCGCAACCGTCACGTTACCAAACGGTAAGGTTGTTGAAAAAGCTTTTCGTGGTTTAGCCGAAAGCCAGGCTGAGCGTTTTGGCCAAATTGTGCGGCAAGGATTGCTGACGGGTGAGCCTACGCCTGAAATTGCACGACGCTTAAAGGGACGACTTGAATTTGGGCAACCGGCTCAGTCGGTTAAACAGTTGCAGCTTGCTGGTGGTGAGCTAACAAAGATGGCAAATCATCAAATTGTGACCATTGTTCGTACAAGCGTCAATCAGGTAAGCAATGCTGCATCGCAGCAGGTTTACGAAGCCAACCAAGACGTGACGAGAAAATATCGTTACGTTGCGACGCTTGACACACGCACATCTGCAATTTGCCGTGCTCTTGATGGCCAAGAGTTTGAATACGGCAAAGGCCCAATGCCGCCGCAGCATTTCAACTGCAGGTCTACAACTGTTGCTGTTGTTGATTACAAAGTTTTAGGTTTGACGCCTCCAAAGCCTGGTAGACGAGCAAGCGTGGATGGCCCTGTGTCAGCTAATGAATCTTACGGTGAATGGCTTTATGACAAAGACAGCGAAACTGGTCGAGCTAGGCAAGCTGCAGTTCTTGGTTCAAAAGCTCCATATTTTAGAAAACTTTCTGAAAAATATGGACCGAAAGAAGCGATTGCAAAGTTTGTACGCGATGACGGCAGCGAAGTAACCTTGGAGCAATTGCGCAAGCGATACGGTGCCGTTAAAGAAGGGTAAGTCTCAGCAGACGATTTCGCAGAACATCCGTCAGCTGATCAAAGAAGGTTATTCGCGGCAACAGGCTGCAGCGATTGCATTTTCGCAAGCTGGAAAGACGCGCAAGCGAAAGCCACGGCGTTAGGCTGAATTGATTCGCTTTGATCTAATGCCTGGTCATTACGGCGGCAAGAAAATGCCTAAAGGCTCTAAGAAAAAAGGAGGCAAAAAGAAGTGAAGCGTGGTGATCGTGTCAGCTGGACCTATCAAGGCAAACGCACTTACGGCGTAGTTACTAGCGTTGCTGGTGAACGTGCAATGATCAAAGGCCCAAGCGGTGGCAATATCGTTCGCGTTGGCGGCAAAGACGATCCTGTGATTCGGATCAAGTCTGAATCAACGGGCAATCCTGTGCTCAAGCGTCAATCGCAATTGCGTAAAGCACCAAAGCGATGAGCATTACGTATCGCGGTGAAACGTTCGACGGTTACAACAAGCCGAAGCGGACACCGAAGCATCCTGACAAGTCACATGCTGTTTTAGCGAAAGAAGGCGACAAGGTTCGTTTGATTCGCTTTGGACAGCAAGGCGTGTCAGGTTCACCGCGTCGCGAAGGTGAATCAAAAGCTGCAAAGGCTAGGCGTGAAGCATTTAAGGCCCGTCACGCTAAAAATATCGCCAAGGGTAAGTTTTCCGCTGCATTTTGGTCGAATAAGGTAAAGTGGTGACGTAATTAACTCTACGAGTTATTCATGTCTGAAGAGCAAAATCAGCAGGCTACGTCTGTTGAAAGCGCCAGCCCTGATGAGATCGCAAAGCTGAAAAACAGCATTGAATCTCTAGAAAGGAAAAACTTTGAGTTGATCGGCAAGCTTCAAAAGAAAGAGCTGATTGGCGAAGTGCCCGATGATTATCAGGCGCTAAAAGAATTTAAGCGTCAGGCTGAGCAGTCCAAGCTTGAGTCTGAAGGCAAATACACCGAAGCAAGGCAAGCACTTGAGAAACAGTTCCGCGAGGTTACGGCGGAAAAGGATAAGCGCATCGCTGAGCTTGAAGCTCGTGTTAAAGAGCTAGAGCTGATTTCACCTGCTGTTTCTGCCTTGGCAGATATTGTGCATGATCCTGATCTTGTGCTCAAGACGAAGCTGAACAAAGATCAGATTCAACGCGAAGCCGACGGCACTGTTGTAGTTGTTGACGGCTATCAGCGTACGCCTGTCAACGAATGGGCTAAGCAATCGTTGCCTGCTTGGATGCAAAAGCAACCTAAGCCGCAAGGTAGTGGCGCACCTGCTGGTCGTAGTTCAGGTGAAATCCCAGCAGGCACCAAAAATCCATTTGCCAAAGAATCGTTCAACCTAACTGAACAGTCTCGACTGTTTAGAACTGATCGCGATTTGTACGAAAGGTTGAAAGCTGCAGCCGCACGCTAAACTTTTTGTGAAGGCAAAGCTACGCGGAGCCAGATCGGGTTACGCCCACACCGTAAACGTCATTCTTGAGGATTTTTAGTCATGGCGACTCTTCGCTCTGACGTCATCATCCCCGAGGTATTTACGCCTTACGTCATCGAGCAAACCACTCAGCGTGATGCCTTCCTGGCTTCCGGTGTGGTTCAACCGATGGCTGAGCTGAATGCCACCGAGGGCGGTGATTTCATCAACGTTCCTTTTTGGAAAGCAAACCTGTCCGGTGACTTTGAAGTGCTGACTGACAGCTCTTCACTGACTCCTGGCAAAATCACTGCTGATAAGCAGGTTGGCGTGATTCTGCACCGTGGTCGTGCTTTTGAAGGTCGCGATCTGGCTGCTCTGTCTGCAGGTTCTGACCCGATGGCTGCCATTGGCGCCAAGCTTGGTGAGTACATCGCTAACCAGCGTCAAAAGGATCTGATCAGCTGCCTGAAGGGTGTGTTCGGTTCGCTGAACGCTAACACCAGCAGCTCTGCTTTCTTCAATCTTGCGATTGATTCTGAAAGCGGCGACACTCCTACTGCTTTGTCACCTCGTCACGTTGCTGAAGCTCGTGCAATTCTTGGTGATCAAGGCGAAAAGCTGACCGCTGTTGCAATGCACTCCAAGGTGTATTACGACCTGGTTGAGCGTCGCGCTATTGATTATGTGAGCACCGATGATGCTCGCGGCACCAGCACTACTCAGTCTGGTGGTTCAATGGTTGAGGCTTACGGTTCGCCTTCTGTGCCGACCTACATGGGTCTGCGCGTGATCGTGTCCGACGATGTGGAAACCGCCGGCTCCGGTGCTTCTACTGAGTACGGTACTTATTTCTTCACTCAAGGTGCTGTTGCTTCTGGTGAGCAAGCAGCTCTAACCATCGAGCAAGACCGTGACATCTTGAGCAAAAGTGACGCAATGAGTTTTGACGCTCATTATGTCTATCACCCTGTCGGTGCTAAGTGGGCTGTCACTACTGTCAACCCAACTCGCGCACAGCTCGAAACCGTCAGCAACTGGTCGAAGGTGTATGAGCTGAAGAACATCGGCATTGTGCGTGCCACCAACGTCTCCAACATGGATTGAGGAGGTAACTAACGATGTCTGTTTTTGAAGCAACTGCGGGCAAACTTATTGGCCCGACTTCTGGTGGTACTGTTACTCAGCTCACCAGCAAAGCAACCGGCGTGACTCTTAACAAGCCATCCGGTCAAATCACCACTCACAACGCTTCTTTGGCTGGTGGCGCTGAAGTTTCCTTCACCGTCACTAACAGCGAAATTGCTGCCACTGATGTTGTGATTGTCAACGTAGCTTCTGGTGCTACCACCGGAACCTACATTGCCAGCATCAGCGCTGTTGCTGCTGGTTCTTTCGACGTTACTCTGTCGAACGTTGGTACCACTGCAGGTGAAGCACTTGTGCTGAACTTTGTGGCACTGAAAGGCGCTAGCTCCTGATTATGGG